AGTGTCATCAGTGACATGTTCCCCAACGGTGAACAACTGTGCACAACATGTGAACACATCACACTACACAACCCAACTCAACAATGTTCCACGTGAAACAATGACCCACCAGGCAACGTAGTGAATTATGTGAAATTACAAAAACACTTGTATTCTAGAATACTTGTGTTATAATATGAGTGTAAAGAAGGAGGGTCAAGAATTATGAGTAGAATTTACAAACATTCACATAATCCAAGTGATTTAACTATGGATAATATTAAGAGGATCGTTGATATTATAGAGACGTATTTATGTGATTATAAACTTGGTTTTCATTTAGTTTACCAGCGTAGGAATTTAATAAGAATGGATATTCGTAAATTAAATTCAAAGAGTGTAATAGCTAGTTATTCGTTTCGCTATAACACTATTACGTTATTTAAACGTAAGGTTTTACAAGGTGCGGTATCACTTGAGGATATGATTAAAGAAAATGAGAGACGCGGTTATGAGTATTTACAATAATTTAATACTTGTAAGTTGGTTTATCTGTGTAGTATTATCTGTATATCAAATTTATCAACAATGCAAAGGTAATTTTAAATATTATAAGGTGTCAAACAGATACATAAATTTCATTATAATGATGATTATAATGTTAGTTATGTGGTTTGTATTAATAAATATGAAATATGATGAATTAATGGAGGTGTGCAATGTAAAATATTAAAGTGTTATGACTTCACTCAAAAGCGTATAGGTTGTAAATTGTTATGCTACTACAAAATTAGACAACTTGAAATAAATTAATTGAAAAAGCAATGTTAAAATTAAAAGGAGAAAATTAAAAATGGAAAATTTAGGAAATGAAGTAATGACAATGGAAAATACAGGGTTGGTAGTCACTGATGATATGACTCACGAACAACGTGTTAATTTATTCAACGCGGTAAATAATGCGGAAGGTTTAAGCGATCAAGTAGGTAAGGACTTGTATTTGACAGGTTACATTGTGCAAGATGTAGAAAAGGAAAACGAAAAAACAGGTGAAATTATTTGTTCAAAATTAATCACTGTAATTGATAAAGAAGGTAAGGCATATGCTACAAATAGTAAACCTTTCTTACAATCATTGAAGCAGTTAAAACAGGTATTTAACTACGATTGGACGAAAGAACCGGTATGTGTCACAATCATTCAGAAAAAATCGAATTCAAGTTCAAACAAATATTTAAGCATGGCTGTTAAATAGCCTAATAAATTAAGGGTGTTAGCCAAACACCCTTTTATTTTTTGGTTTAAAAGGGGGTGTTTAAAATGGCTAAAATGCGAAAATCGTTTAAGGATGTTAAGCGGTTAAGAAATGCTATAGCAAGCGCTAAACGAACTGCTACAAAAGCGCAAAATTTAGGGCAGGATGTTGTGTTTACAGACATTCGAACCATTAAAGATTTTAACGATCGTAAAGAGTTTAACAAGTATTTGCGTTCGATTGAAAAATTCAATAAAGAAAATAGGTTTATCGAAAATAAATATGGAGTTGTTTTTAATCGAAATAAAATTGAAAAAGCTAACAAATTAATTGATAAGCAAAATAAACAAAGGAGACAACTCTCAAAGTCTGTCGGGTTAAGTAAATTGAATGAAACAAAAGGTGGAATTGTAACACCTATAAGTGTTAAAAATGCTAGGTCAACTTTGCGTGATGATCGTGGTGGGTTTTTTGAGCCCGTTCACCATGTTAACATTCAATCTTATAGATATCCTAAACAATTGGATAAACGAATTGAAAATTTAAAAAAGAATACAAAGAAGGAAAATCAGAAAATTAAAAACCTTAGAAGTAATTATAAAATAGCGATTGAGGAACAAATAAGAGGCGGTAATATCACAAAAAAGGAAGGTAAACAATTAATTAAAGATATAAAATCATTATCGGATAAACAATTATTACAATGGTTTTATCAAGAACGTAAGGCGGTTTCAGTTTTTAATTATATTGATATGTCACGTGAATACACTAAAAACCAAATGTTTATCAATGAACAATTAAGCAAAAATATTAGAACGGATATGTCAGATGTAAAAGATAGTTTAGCGGTATTTACCGGACGTGCTTATGTCAAAGATGGAATTGTTAAATACAAAGAATAATGTAAAGGGGGTTGTAGTATGTCAAAGAAAAAAGAGCCTAAAGAAATATGGGCTTGTGATTTTGAGACTACAACCGACCCTTTAGACTGTAGAGTTTGGGCATGGGGAGCAAGTTTTGTTGAAGATTCGAGTATAAAAGAATATGGCAATACAATTGATGGGTTTATTGATTGGTGTAAACAGAAAACACGTAAATTATATTTTCACAATTTAGCGTTTGATGGTGAGTTTATTGTAAGTTGGCTTTTAAGTAATGGTTACGAATATTCGGATAAGCCTAAAACCGGATGTTTTAAAACAATCATATCTAACACTGGTTTGTGGTATTCTATCGAAATATGGTGGAAATATTCCATTTATAGATCAACAAAAACGACTATATGGGATTCGTTTAAATTAATTCCATTTAGTATTGAGAAGATCGCGCATGATTTTAATTTACCAATACGAAAATTAAAACTAGATTATAAGGCTAAACGTGAGGTAGGACACGAGCTAACACCACATGAAGTTGACTACCTTTTCAATGATATTGATATTGAAGGTATGGCATTGAATGAATGCTTTAAATTAGGTTTTAACAAAATGACGGCAACTAGTTGTAGCTTTGACGCATTCAAGAAAACGTTGCCTATGTCGTTTGAAAAGATATTCCCACCCTTAGAAATGAATGTCGATAGTGATTTAAGACCGGCTTATAGTGGTGGTTTTGTTTGGGCAAATCCCGAATTAAAAGAAAAGGAAATAGGGCAGGGTATAGTATTTGATGTAAACTCTTTGTTTCCTAGTCGTATGTATTATGAATTATTACCGTATGATACACCTATTTACTTTGAGGGTGAGTATCAACAAGATAATGAATATCCGCTATGGGTAGGTGTTGTTAGTTTTGCTTTTGACATTAAAAAGGATCATATACCTTGTATTGCATTGGATAAGTTTTCTAGATTTTTTGGTAGTAAAAAATATGTAACTAGTTCAAATGGTGACACCGTGAGAATGACTGTTACAAGTGTTGATTGGGAGTTATTTAATGAACAATATGATATTTATGATGTGGAGTTTATCAATGGATATAAATTTAGGGGGTTTGTGGGTATGGCTAGGCAATTCATTGATGAGCAAATGGAAATTAAAAAGAATTCTAAAGGTGCACAAAGATTTATCGCAAAAAGACAATTAAATTCGGTGTATGGAAAATTCGCAACGAACCCAAATGTCACTCCTAAAATTCCTTTTATTGATAAGAATGACGGCGTGTTAAGACTCCATGACCCTATGTATACTACTTATGAAGATGGAGAAGTGAAAGAGGTTATTGATGAACAATTTAGAGACCCTATTTATTTACCTTACGGAGAATTTGTTACCGCATATGCGCGTAAATATACAATTAGTACCGCTCAAAAAGTAGGTATACATAGAGTCGCATATATTGACACGGATTCAATACATCTAGTTGGTACACAAGTTCCGGACGCAATTAAAGATATTATTGATGATAAAGAATTAGGATATTGGGGCTTAGAATCTGTGTTTAATCGTTCTTATTTCATTGGCGCTAAAAGTTACGTTGAAGAAATTGAAATCAGTTATAAGGAATATGTTGAGCACCAGCAAGAATTTATTATTGAAAATGATTGCAAAGATAATTTGTATTACATCCGTGGGGGTGTTTGTTATTATTTGAACGTAAAATGCGCCGGCATGACCCAAAAAGCTAAACAAAATGTAACATATGATAATTTTAGAGTTGGGAATGTTATTAATGATTGTTTAAAAAAGACGCATGTGCCAGGTGGTATTGTACTAGTTGATAGACAATTCAGCATTAAAAGTAGGTAAGGAGGTTGATAAGGTGATAAGTGTTTTAAATGCCATAATAAAATATTTAATTCTAGCGTCGTGTTGTTTTGGTGTAACATTTCTATTTTTGGTATATGCCATAGGAATGATATTGATATTTGTTTGGATTATAAAGGAGTGATGTTTATGAATTTATTGTTAAATATAGTTGTTGTTGTTTTCGTTGGTTTGATTATGGATTATAGTTATACTCATTTACGAAATGAAAATAAAACCTTACGAAAAGATGTTGATAAACTACAATATCAGATGTTAACATATGAAAATGGCGGAATTTTTGAAGAGTGCGATAAAAGATTAAAAGAATTTAATGAGATCATGTTTGGAAGTCCACCGCTTAAGAATAAAGTTGTTATTGTAAGAAGTATAAAAGATTATGATTATAGCGCGTATAGAAAAGATATTGACGCATTAAATGAATATCTAAAGGATGGCTGGAGTATTATTAATCATGAAACAAATGAATTTGTGCATACGTATATACTAGGTAAACCGCTGGCATGGTGTAAAGAAAATGGAGGTGATGGTGATGATGAGTGAAAAATCGAAAGAAAACCGAAATAAATGGTATCGGGATCACGTAAATAAATATTGTGTTTGTATAAATAAAAATGAGGTTGAAGTTGTTGACTATATTAAAAATTTATTAGAAAACAAAAAATTTAGTCAATACGTTAAAGATAAAATTAAAGAAGATTTGAAAAAATAAAATAACATGTTATTATTAATATGTAAGGAATAAAGATCGGAAATCAGACATGCATATCAGAATTACTCGCGGTGAAACGTGCTGATAACATAATTAGGCATAGTAATCTAGCTGGTAACACTTTAAACTTTACAACCTATATTTATGAAACCCTCATAAAAGAGGGTTTTATTTTATATTGACTTTACAGTATTAATATAATATATTTATAAATAGAAGGGATGTGTAAAATATGGAACGTGATGAATTGAGAAACAAATTTACGGAAGTGTTAACAGTTGAAGATCAAGCCGAACGCTCGACTATGTTAAATGATATGCGTTCGGAAGTTGAAAAGACTTTTACAGAGTTGGATAATTTAAAAACATTAAATGAAAGTTTAGTTGATAAAAATAACATGTTAACGGAAGCAAATTCAAAACTATTTATGCAAATTGGGATTGAAAAACCAGAGGATAAGAAACCACAACGCAAAGGTTTAGATTTACGCAAACTAGGCGTATAGAAAAATGAGGTGATTAATATGGCAAGAACAACAGGAAAAGATGTGGCAAAAACAATTCAAAATGATTTAGGTCTAGAGAATGAACCAACGGGTCAAGAAGTTGCCAGTGCAATGTATAATTTAAGTTCAAGTAATTTTAGAAGTACAATTGGAGATCCAAACGAAACAAGTTCTTTAGAGTTTATGAACGGCTTGCTAGAGTATCCGGACACTTTAGGTGTTGAGTTTATGACGCTAGCTACTCGAATTGGTAGAGTTATCGCTCATAGAAATATTTTAAGGAATAAACTAGCTCCATTTAAAATGGAAAACATGAGCTTAGGCTATACAATGGAGGAATATTTTGTTGAGTGTGCAAAAGAGCATGCTTATGATCAAGCCGACGCGGAAAACACTTTATTTAAACGTGAACTTCCGGACATTAAAACAGCCTTCTACATTGTAAACAGAAAAAGTTTTTATCCAGCTACTATCACGGATGATGATTTAAGAAAATACTTTGTGAGCTGGGACGGTGTAAATAGTTTAATCGCACGTATTGTTGACTCTATGTATAATGGTGATAACAAAGATGATTATAACTATATGAAATCTGCTTTAGTTACACATTATGAAAATGGATTAATGAAAATCGTTAAAACAAGTGCGGTGACGGATACAGAAACGGCTAAAGAGTTAGCGCGTAAAATTACAGAATACGCGTCATATTTGACAGAACCAACAAATGAATATAACGCAATGGCGGTCACTAAACAAAATGACTACGAAGATATTTATGTAATTTTGAACGGAAAATCGAACAGTTATTTAAACATTGATTGGCTGGCTCAAACATTCCAATTAGAGTTCGCTGAGTTTAAAGCGCACGTTTTAGTGCTTCCAACTTTGCCTAACACAAATCAAGGAACAATTGAAGCATTAGTCGTTGATAGTGAAATTTATCGTGTATTCGATCAAAAATATAGTGTAGGTGTTGCCTATAATGCTAAAGGTTTATATTGGAACTACTTCTTACATCACTGGGAAGGTATCGCAACAAGTAGATTTGCAAACGCTATTGCATTCGTATCTGGTGCAGTTGAAGAAAAAGTGACGGCAATTTATGCTAACCCTCAAGTAGTACAGGTTAAAAAAGGCGGAAGTGTAACAGTACCGTTTACCGTACAGACTAGCGGATTAAACGCGCCAATTAGTTTAACTGCTACATCAGTCGAGACAATGGTTAGTGCAACGTTGACGGATGATTTGAGACACGTTACAATTAAAGGATTAGAAGCGATTACCGCTGAAGGATTAACCACAGTCACAGTTAAAGACAAAAATTCTAATGTAACATGTGATATTAAGGTTGTTTATAACGTATAGTTATGTTATAATATCGGTGTCATGAGTAGGACATGGCACCCCTCCTTTCTATTATTTAGGTAAATTGCAACTTAGGAAAAAGAGTTATTAATTTAACTCTTTTTTCTTTTTTATTTAAAATTAGTTGAACATTCAACTATTTTTTATTATGATAGAAAAAGAAAGAGGTGATTAAAATGAAAATTATTTTAGTAGCATTGGTTTTTAATGGGTTGGATCTTATCACTGGAATTGTTGGAGCGATTAGAGATGGTGAACAAATAAAATCTAGTAAACTGAGAGATGGATTATTTAAAAAAGTTGGATTTGTGTTCTGTTACGCATTAGGTGTATTAATTAATTATGCTGAAAATTTGTTGACTTTACCTTTTGGGGTAGACCTAGTGCCGGTAATTTGTACTTATGCGATCATTACAGAAGTAGTTAGTATTATTGAGAACATTTCTAAAATTAACAGTGATATTTTACCGGACAAGCTAAAAGAATTAATTGGATATAATGGAGGTAAGTAATATGGGTGTAATTGATGAAAGTAAATTAAACAATATTTTACCAAAATATGACGAGTTAAAGTTAAGTGGTAAAAATCTTGCTCAACAATATGTCAGTGCATTTAATACGGGTATGAATATTTACCAATGTATCAACCAATTGCAAGGCTATATTGAATGGGTGATAAAAGCTGTGAATGATGTTGTGGTGCAGTGGAATGATACTGTAGATTCACAAATAAAATATGCTATAAACGAATCTGTAAAGGAATCTGTAAAGGAATCTGTAAAGGAATCTGTAAACGCAAGTAAACAGGCTACCACAGAACAATTTAATATTGAATGGGAAAAGGTACAACATACATTAGAAACACTTGAAAATAATGTGAAATTATGTAAAAGTGGCACAAACTACTATGTTTTAACTGAAAATGAAAATAAAACAATTAAAAAATTAGACTGTTATTTTAAAAATAATCAGCCTTATACAAAAGGAGCGCCATATTATAACACAACTCAAATCATCCGTGATCTTGACCTAAGAGGTTATACATTAAAAACATTCATGTTAAAAAACAATATATTTAAGCTTACAAGTGGTGCTAGTGAGTTAATTGATTATGTGTATATGAACTTGGATAATGTGACTGTAACCGGTGGTTTACTTGGCGACTCACCTTATACAACTATAAATGTGAAATTTATACCAGCGGTCACAAAATTCACAGGAAAAGAAGATGCAAACGGTAATTTAGATTTGAATACTTGTATTACTCTTATTTTAGAAAAAACTAGCTTATAAGCTAGTTTTATTTTATTATATAGTAGGAGGTATTAATTATGGATAAAAAAGAATGTGAATTATCAAGTATCTACAAAATAACTAAACCGGAAGATATTCCCTATAACTTACCGGAAGGTTTAAGCGTTTATTTTTATATTGAGTTTTATATGCAAGCTATGCACATATTAAAAGATGTAGATTATGAAAGATATAATATATGTAAAGAGAAACTACACGAGTTAACAATATTAGAGGAGGAATTAAATTTATGAAAGCCGGCCAAAAGTTAGTGCATGATGGCCATGAAGTATGTTTATTTCCTATGGAAACAATGAATATCACGCAATGGTCAAGTACATCATCATATAGTCACTGTTGTGGACATCCTTTTGATAATGCAATTAGTGGACAAGTTAGAGTACCTGTGTATGCTCCATTTAGTTGTCATTTAGTGCACACGTACTCGTCCGGAAATACTCGCGTCTATCAAAGTGATAATGAGGTTTTGACCCCAAGCGGTTTAAAAAATGTGAGTGTAAGTTTTACACATGATCCAAACCCACCAACAGAAACACGATATAAACAAGGTGATCTAATTTATCATACGGGTACGGCTGGAATGGCAACAGGTGACCACTGTCACATTGACCAGTCTTTTACGTTAAACGCTGGGTTAGTTAGTTATGGTGTTGTTTGTAGTTATGGTAATGAATGTTATGCACTAAGTGGCTCAGAATTACCGAATAATGTTTTTTATGTGAATGATACAAATATCATTAATGGATATGGTCAACAGTGGAAAACATTTGAGGGAGGTCAACCTCCAACACCCGAACCAAGTTACAAATATATTAAACATTATTTTATGTTAGACGGTCTAGGAATTGATTTTGGCTTTTATAAAACAAAAGAAGAGATCAAACCCGAACCACCAACACCAACAAGTAAATGGTTTATTCCCGGTGATATTAATAACACAAGACCGCTTACAGAAGATGAATCCAAACAGAATTGGTTAGCATTTTGGCAATTTTTCAAGGCGAAAGGTTGGACCGCAAATGCGGTTGCTGGTATATTAGGAAACTCTTATTTTGAGAGTACAGTCAACCCGAACCGGTGGGAGGGTGATATTCCCTTTGCACAACCGGTAGCAAGTCGTGGATATGGACTAGTTCAGTGGACACCATGGATAAAAATAATTGACTGGCTAAAAGAAAAAGGATATTATCCGGATGTTTCTAAGTTTGGAGTTGGTGAGTGTGAGCGAATTCAATGGGAAATGGAAAATAACCAGCAATGGATAGCAACAGAAACCTATCCAGAAAGTTTCGCAAGCTTTTCAAAATCTACCGCCGACCCTTATACACTAGCGATTGAATTTTTAGCCAACTATGAAAGACCAGCCGACCCGAACCAACCACAACGTGGTACTAAAGCACGTGAGATATATGACTATATCAAACACAAATAAATAGTTGAACATTCAACTATTTTTTAATAAGATAAAATAAAAGGAGATGATTAAGATGAGTATAGGAGTCGTAAATAGTCAATTTACACCACAAAGTAAAATTTATTTATTGAAGGGTTTAGAAATTGACGCAATGAATAACACTTTTTGGGGTGCATTCGATACACCCGAAAAACAATTTAATTTTTTTATTGAAAACTATGATCATATTGTTTTTGAAAACTACACGTATCAAAGAAAAGATGGTACGGTAGTCGTACCGGGTGTTTATGATGATCTACGTTTATACAATTATTTGATTTATCAAAATGGAAATACAGGAAATAAAGCAAAATGGATTTACTGTTTTATAACAAGTTTAGGTTACTTAAATGATAATGCCACTAGTATTAGTTTTGAAACGGATGTGATACAAACATGGCGGTTTGAGATTGAAAGTAACTTTATGGAGTCATACATAGCTTATGAACATAGACCACAATATTATGATACCGGTGATGGTGTACAACGACCTTGTATCAACACACAGCCGGAGAATTTAGAGGTTGGAACGGATTTAATCAGCGATAAACAATATTTAATGACCGCAAACAATCTCACGAGTTTCGCCGTAATTGGTATGACATGTGACATGTCGGGAACAGATAGTTTTACAAATCCACAATTAGGAACACCGTCTCAAATTAATTATTATATATTACCTTTTAATCGTAATAATGGAGCAGATATAACCACATTAAAAATTGGAAGTGTAAGCGGTCAAACTGTCACGATTAGCGGACTCTCAGAAATATTAGATGCCATTAGAAAAAATGAAAAATTAGTTGGTAAATGCGTATCTATAGTGGTAACCAATTCTATACCCGGTTTAGTTGTTGAAGATGGCCAAATTGTTATTAAACGAGACTGCTTTACTAATGAACAACAAGGTAATTATCTAATATTAACGTATAAAGCTAAAGTAATGAATGATATGTTTTCAAATGATTTAAGCGCGTATCAAGAAACACGAGTATATAATATACCAGCGTTTATTGGATTTACTCAATTCACAAAATTATACACATATCCATATAGCTATATGCTTATTAGTGATAATAACGGAACAACAAAAGCTTTTAAAAATGAATTATGGGAAGACATGAAAAACGCACAGTTTATATATGTCGGCTCACCAAACAGCTCAAAAATAAATATTGTACCATTAAATTATAAAGTAACAAAATCAGATGAAAATTATTCAGATTTAATTAACCTAGATAACTCTTTTGAATCGCAATATGAAACAAGCTTACCTATTATTAGTGATACGACCGCATTAATGTTACAATCCTCACGTAACTCTATGAATGTTGGATTATCCAATATTAGGCGCTCAAATGAAACAAATTCAGCTATAGCAAGTGCAACCGGTAATGCGTTAAGCGCTCAGACAAGTTTACAAAATAACTTAAATTTAAGTGTAACCGCACGAAATGCTAATTTAGCTAGTAACTTGAATGATTTACATAACAAGTCTAACATGATAAATGCTAGTATAAGCGCTATAGGTGGTTTAAGTGGTGGTATTGCCAGTGCTTTAACCGGTAATATTGGTGGTGCTGTGGGTAGCTTGGTTGGAGCTGGTTTAGGTATTGGGCAAACAGCCATGCAAAACCAAATAAATACAAAACAAACCAACATGCAAAACGCAAATGCACTTGCAAATGCAAATGCACAGGCTAGTGCTAACAGTCAATCAACCGCAATAGGTAACCAATTGAGGCAGTTAACAACACAATACCAAAATCAAACGAATATACAGAATGCTATGGATAGCTACAACGCGCGTATTCATGACGCACAGGCTACCGCTGACAGTATTGTAACTGGTTCTAATGATCTAATGCGACAAATCGCACTAGATTTAAACACATTCGTATTATATGTTTATAGACCTACAGACGAATATAAACAGAAACTTGAGAAAATATGGAACATGCGGGGTTATGCTACTAATACAATTGACTACCCTAATTTACAATCTAAAATATCATGGAACTACATTCAAACGGTAAAATGTAATATTAAAGGTACGAATATCGACCCGAACGACTTGGAAAAAATAAAACGTGTATTTGATAATGGTATTACACTTTGGCACAATAAGAATGTTGGTGATTATAGCCAAAATAACGGCGAAAGATATTCATATACACAATGCGATAAATATGGAAATTATAAGGAAAAGAAAGTACATTAATATAAAAGGTTGACGGTTCAACCTTTTTTATTTAACATATAATTAAAAGGAGATGATTAAAATGAATTTATTGAATGATACAAGCTCATTCACAGATTATTGTAGAAATGCGGTTGATGTTGCTACTATGAACAATGGAGAGGCGGATTTTATTTATTACACATACTTACAAATGTTGAGTTTAAACATGTTTAAATATAAAGGTTTGCCCGAATCCATTAATACATTCTATTTAGAATATATTTTACAAACACGCGGTTACATTGGTTTTTATGATGATGAAAGGTTAGGTTTGATATGTAGTGAGATCACATTAGGTGGCCGATTAAACCACTACACTTTACCGACCGAATATCATACGGTTTCCACAAGTCCACTTATTAAAAAGACATTAACAAGTGATGAGTGTATAGTTATGAAAAACAGCCCTTTATATGTTGGATTATTCCCATACTTAAATTTTTATGCTAAAAAATTAGCTTTAACAAGTCGAACTATGGATCAGAATTTAACTATGCAGTGGACACCGTATATCATTACAGGTGATAGAAGGATGTTACAACAATTTAAAGTTTTCATGAAGAAGATTTTACAAGGTGTGCAAACGATCTTCACGTCAAAAGGTTTCAGAACGGAAGATATTAACATACTACAAACAAACGCACCTTTTATTGCCGACGAATTGCACGGAATGAAACAGGCGATTTTAAGAGAGTGTATGACATTCTTAGGGATTGAAAATGCCAATATGGACAAAAAAGAAAGGTTGGTTTCGGATGAGGTCAACGCTAACAACCAGCAGGTTATCGCGTCTAGAAACATTTGGTTAAGCGAACGTAAAAAAGCCATTGAAGAATTAAACAAAAAATTCGGATTAAATGCAAGTGTTGAGTTTGCACCTTATGAAGATTATGAAGAAATCATGAAATTACTTGAATTAGATTCAAACACAAGTATTAAAGATTTTAATATTAATAAAAATTTGGATGTTAAAGAAGGTGATGGCAATGATGAATAAATTAAAAGTTCCTAACTATTTATTGACATTGCAAAGCCCTGTGCTTGCTGAAAACACCGAAACAATATGTGGTGTATGTCACAATTTAGCATTAACAGAATTAATTGACGCTCAATATGAATTAAGCGATATGGAAGTGTTAGAGATCGCACGAAAAAAGATTTTCGATTTTAGCTATCCTTTCTATGATGATGTTGAAAAAAGAAAAGCTTTTGAAACCGGTATTTTAAAGCATTTTTGGTTTGACGAAATCGGACAGGAAACTTATGCGTATTGGAAATTTGAGCTTCAACACTGGTTTGAAATCAATATGGATAGATATTATACCTTATTTAAAACTATTCCATTCCAAGACCAAGACGACCCAACCGCAAATACAAACTACACAGAAACTTATACGCGTGATAGTCGAGGAAACACGCAAGCGAGCGGAGAAGATACGAGTATCGCGTTACAATCTGTAACTCCGGAAGGTCGTGTTGACATTGAAACAAACGACTATGTTAATAACATCGCTAAGACAATTACCAAACCAAAAAGCGCAAATGATACGAAAGGCCACGAAGAATACAGCTTTAAGCGTAAAGGTAATATCGGTATCCAAACACTAGCGGAAGTATTACAAGGCTCAAGGCGTGCGGTTATTACAATCGAAAACGAGTTATACGCGGAATTACAAGAATATGGATTATTTTTTAATATATTCTAGGAGGTAAAAATATGAATATTGATGTAAATAAATATTATGATTATAAGCAAAAAGTATTAGGTACATATGTAGATCGTGACCACTATTACGGTTCTCAATGTTGGGATTTGTATTTTGACTGGTGTGAAAAGAACGGATTTAAGGGTGCTAATTGTACATCTAGCGGATATGTTAAAGATATTTGGCTAAACCGAAAAACAAATGGAATGACATACAATTGCCTTGAAATTACAGAATTACAACCAGGTGCAATCGTTGTATTTAAAGAAATTCCAAATATTACACCTTGGTCACATGTCGCTATTTTCGATAGTGATATTAACGGTGCATATGGTCGCTTTTTAGGAGCAAACCAAGGCGATATGAATGGTTTAGTGAATATCGTATCACTACCATATTCAGCCACATTCGACACGGCTTTCATGCCTAAAGCTATGATTTTAAGTGATGAAAAAAGTGAGAAGGTATTAAATGAAATTCCAAATGATTTTATTAAGGAATATGGTACTTTCTACCCAAATTGCACAATTAAAATCAGAGAAGCACCAAGTCAAAAAGGTAATGACACAGGTTTATATTATACAAACGGTATGAGTGTAAGATATGACGGTTATGTTAAACGTGATGGCTATGTATGGATTAGTTGGATTGGTGACAGTGGTAAGCGTCGCTGGATGGCTGGCGGTGAGTTAAACTCAAAAGGTATTAATTACTTGCCATATGGAGTATTCAAATGACAAAATTAATTGATTGGTACAGTCCTACAAACATAAAGTCATATAACAAATTTTTAAATTTCATCATTGGTGGTCGTGGTATAGGTAAAACGTATGGATTCAAAAAAGACTGTATTAGTCGATACAAGAAAAAAGGGAAACAATTCCTTTATTTACGTCGTTACAAAACAGACCTAAAGAAAATAAAAACATTTTTAAATGATCAATTTGAAAACTTCAAAGATGATGAATTTAAAATTACAGGTGGTAGCAACTTTACCACCTTTTATATAAATGGGTGTGAAATGGGATATGCTACATCCTTAACATCTTTTGCTAGCTTAAAATCAACAAGTTATGTGGATGTGGATACAATTATTGTGGATGAGTTTATACCTGAAAAGGCAGGATTTAACGCGTACATTCCAAATGAAGTTGAAATATTATTAAATATCATTGACTCTATATTTAGACAACGAGAAGGACATGTATATTTATTAGCAAATAACGCTAGTATCGTTAACCCATACTTTAGTTATTTTGGTATCACACCCGACCCAAACAAAGAATTTAATACATTTAAAGGTAATGAATCCGTCGAACAAATCGTTGTTCAAATATGTCAAAATGAATATAAAAAAGGAAACAAAGAAAAATCAAAATTCCATAAATTAATATCCGGAACGACATACGGAGAGTATAACGCTGGTAAGTTTGCGTATGACACAAATGACTTTATCAAGAAGAAAACAAATGTATGTGATTATTTATGTACACTATACTATGATGATATCTATTATGGTGTTTGGTTGGATATGAATACAGGTTATGTTTATATCAACCAACAGATTAATAAAGAATACGGATATTGTTATTCTATTGGAAGTAATAACCGTGAGAATATGATGATAGCTAAGTTATGGCGTAAAGATCAAAGATTAAACATGTTAATACGATCATATCGTGATGGTTGTGTTTATTATAACAATCAGGAAACGAAAAGATTATTAAGTTACATACTCAGTAAATATTAAAAGAGTGATATTAATTATCACTCTTTTATTTTAATAAAATCTTTAAGATCATGTTTACTCACAGTATATAAATAATACTCATGTTTTGAACCATATTTATTATAATACTTAATATATGTATACAATATTATTTTATAGTCTGTAGAACGCTCAATAATTAAACCGTCAAACATAAAATAAAATTCTAGTTCAATTTTAATATCTGTATTCATTTTATCACCTACCATTTCTCACTATACATAGATACAAATGTATTATTAATGTACTCGTGTTTTCTAACACTAACCAATAATAAATAATATTGTCTATAACTAATCAGTCCTTGATTATAATAGGACTGTATTAAGTTCTCACGCTCAGTGTCACTAGTAATACCAAGAGTTCTATTTAATTCAGAACATAAACGATTAAGACTGGTATAATTACTCATACGTTATCCCTTCTTTACAATTCTACAAACTTCTCTAAATTTGTAATTAATCATTTCATTCAACTCAAGATAAGATAAATAATCGATATCTTTGTCGTTATAAATATCCTCAGTCATATCAATACAATAACTAATATAATCAGATAAAGATTTTAACACGTTACCTAACTCATGCCATCTGTTAACTTCCTCTAAAACATAATCATATTGTTTTTGAATGCGCTCTTTATATTTTTCCTTAGTCATTTTCTTGACCCTCCTTCTTTACACTCATATTATAACACAAGTATTCTAGAATACAAGTGTTTTTGTAATTTCACATAATTCACTACGTTGCCTGGTGGGTCATTGTTTCACGTGGAACATTGTTGAGTTGGGTTGTGTAGTGTGATGTGTTCACATGTTGTGCACAGTTGTTCACCGTTGGGGAACATGTCACTGATGACACT